AGATCTTACAACTACTTGTACACTGGGTTAAATCAAGACATTGTGGCCATAGACATTGATTTTGACAGTTTGTACTATACTTCAATCACAGCATATCAAGACAACAAAACAGCAGCAGTAGCTACTTTCAGTGATCCCAATAGAGATGCCAACAATGATGTCAGGGACGCTGATCCAAAAAGAAGCAATCCAGAAAGAAAAACAGATTTACCTATAACAATAGAGCCTAGGGGAGTTAATAAAAAAGGTACCGGACATTTGAACAGCAGCTCTAAAAAAGATGCCAGCGCAGTTGCTGATGTGGCCGACAGTATCTATACATCAAGTCGCGGGGACATGCTAAATGTGCAGTTGCGTATTATAGGAGATCCTGCATTTATCAAACAAGACGACATTTATTACAATCCAATGAGTCCGGCTTATCAAAATTACAGTGTGACTAGCCAAAACGGTCTCGCCAGCGAAGAAACAGTTCCTATCAACCCCAGTACTGGCCAGATCATTTTTGACCAAGAACAAGTTTTTGTTCAACTGTTGATCAAGAGTGCAGTTGACATTGATGATGCTACAGGTATCACAAACAAACAAGTAAAATTGTCTAATGGTAGAATGACAGACTCGACATTTAGCGGAGTTTATAAACTTATAAAAGTCAAAAGCGAGTTCAATCGAGGCAAATTTGAGCAGACACTAGAAATGGTCAAAATGCCCAATGATTTATTTTATGATGACACTGTTAAAACAACGCCAAAAGTTGAATTAAAAGCCAAAGTGGCACAAACAGAAACCACAACACCTACACCAACTCCAGTCGTTGGAACTGGATTAATAGCCGGAGACGAAACACAAGGTGGTCAAGTGCGTGCTGGCGAACAGGATAGACTCAAAGCAGCCGCAGCCGAACCACCTACTAATCCTGTTGCTAGTTCGCCGGGCGAAGGTACAGTGGCTACTGCACCGCAGCCAACAGAAGCAGCGCCATCTAATGCCAATGATGCAACAGCAATTGCACCTCAGGAGAAAGCAGCCACAAACGTGGCATTACTATTAGATCAAAATCAAGCAGAAGCAAATGATTTAACTAAAACTAGAAGTCTAGAAGTTCCGTTGTTCAATGCTGAATTGGCCAAAATCAGGAACGATAACACATTAAGTGCTTCGGAAAAAGCCGACAAGGTAATTGCCTTGCGCGAAGGACTACAAGCTACACTAAGAGCACAAGCAGATCAAATAGTCAAGCTATCATTGAGTACTTACAAAATTGACACAGAGCCTGGCTCGGATCAGAGTCGACAGAAACTAAAACTGTTGACCCAATTGGCCAATTTACAAAAAGAAACAACAGAATTTTTCCAAGCGCAGGCAAAACGAATAGAAACAGTGAAACAGACAGGTATAGCATAAATGGCAGATTCAATTAATCCTAAAAGAGTAAACCCGGCTTACGACAAAGATGCAACGCCTGGTATCAAAGTTGACGCAGGTCCTTATATTGGTATTGTAAAAAACAATGTTGACCCAACAAGACAAGGTAGACTAGACGTTTGGATTTCTGAGCTCAGTGCCGAGGAAACAGGTCCGTACATTACAGTTAGCTATGCAAGTCCTTTTTTTGGTAGCACAATTGGTAGACCTGGTGTAGATCAACCCAACAGTTTTGGTACTGAGGCACAGACGTATGGATTTTGGGCCGTTCCTCCAGACCTTGAAAATCAGGTACTTGTAATTTTTGTTAACGGAGATATCAGTAGAGGTTATTGGTTCGCGTGTATTCAAAACACACCATCTAATCACATGGTTCCTGGTATAGCCAGACCATCTGGTAATACCAAGGTTTTATTGGATACCACGTTTGGAGCTGATCGAGACATCCCTGCCGATGATGTTTATTTGCCGGCCAGCGAAGTAAACTTGGAAAATGAAGATAGAGATTCGGCTAGAGATTACCTAAGACTAGATAGAGTTCTACATACCTATCAAGCAAACGTGGTTATTCAACAAGGACTAGAAACTGACCCCAGTAGAGGCACAGTGGCCAGTTCGTCCACTAGAGAATCTCCCAGTAGAGTATTTGGTATCAGTACACCAGGACGCGGATATCCGGATCTCACTGACAAATACCCGGACAAGCAGTCACTAGATGAAGCACTGAAACTAGGCAATCAAGGCGAAAAGATTCAAGACTGGCAACCAACAGAACGACGAGGTGGGCATACGTTTGTAATGGACGACGGCGATTTGTATGGTGATAGTCAATTGGTCAGATTGCGATCAGCTGGTGGGCATCAAATTCTATTCAATGACACCGATGAAGTTTTGTACATCATTAACAACAAAGGAACTGCTTGGTTAGAATTTACTCCTAAAGGCAGTATTAACATTTACAGTGGAGACAGTTTAAACATACGTTCAGAGATGGACTTGAATTTTCATGCAGACGGCAACGTAAACATCAATGCGGGATCTTCGATACGAATGTATGCAGGAGCGTCAATTGAATCACAAACTTCGTTGCAACTTATAACAGCAAAAGACTTATATAACATCAATGCTGGTGTAGTTGGACTACGTAGCGGCGGCAGCATTGATATTAGAGGGCTTAATGCCAGTTTGGAAACAGCAGGACTATTTAATGTCAAAAACGGAAGTTTTACACTGACCACATCGGGAAAAACCACAATCAGTTCGGGTGCAACTAGTGGATGGAAAGTGGCCAATGGAGAGTTGTGGTTCAAAGGTGGTGATCAAGTGTACATTAATACCTCAGGCAAAGTGGTTCCAAATGCCACTACCCCGGTGGAGCCGCAGATCAATCCCCCAATGGAGTTATACCAACAAGACAATGTGAGATTTGATAACAATACCAAGCGGTGGGTCGTTGATTCGCAAAGCGGACTGTCTAGTGTAGCACCGTTTACACCAACACACGAGCCCTGGCCAAGACAGACTGGAAAGAAAAAATTAAATAGTGGCCTAGTGGAACCATCACGAAAGCAGGAAGATTAATCATGCCTATTAATGTCACAGAATTTGTAAACAGCACAGTACAAAACAATCCAAAAGCCAATGCTGAAGTAAAAGCAGGCGCGAGCACAGCCGCAGCCATGTTTAGTGCATTTCAAACTGGCGGAATTAATGCTTCTACAGTATTAACTGCGGCAGACAACTTGCCTGCTGGAGTCAAAGCAAATTTAAACGCTGTCAATTCTTCAGTTTCTGGTGATGCTGGTAAACCCAGTGCCGCAGCTGGACAACAAGCAAAGTCGCAATCAAACAATCTAGGACCAGAAGCTGCTAGGAAAGAACCATTTAGCCAAGGTGCACCAAGAGCACTATTAGATGATCCGGCTGCACCAATTGGCGCACCAACGCCAAAAATAAAATCAACTATCCCGCAATTGAGAGAAAGTGATGTAAAAGCATTGATGGTACAAATTGCTTTTATGGAAACCAACAATGATAGCACATACAATGCACCTCCTCGAATTGGAAGATATGCAGTACACAACAAAACATTGATCAATTATGGGTATAAATTTGCCAACGGCGCAGCATTTACAGGCAAAGATGGTGTCACATCGGAAGTAGAATTCACGTTTGATGTCAATGTGCAAGATCGTATCATGGAACGATTTTTACTCGCCCAATATGCAGCCTGTATCAAGTCAGGCGCTATAAAAGAATACGATACCAAAGAGGTTGTTGCTGGCATGCTGGCAGTATCTTATCAGTTTCAAGATGCCAACCCAACACTGCAAACAGGATTATCGTCAATCACTGGACTAATGGGCACCGATACCAGCAGTTTACAATCGGCTACGTCTGGGCTCGCTGGCTCACTCGGCGGGTTATTGAATTCAGGAGCATCGCCGGCGCAAGCGTCCCAGAAACTGGTCGAGAGCAGTATAAGTTCAATAGCACAAAATATACAATCTTCATTGCCCAAAGGTTCTGTAGGCAAAGACGGAGCATCAATTGACAAAAAAGCAGTGACTGGAATTCCTACAATAACTGATTCCGCAACAAAAACAACAGAAAGCGTAAAAGCTGCACTGGATCCCACTTTACAAGGGTCGGCATCGCAACTCAAAACAGCAGCAGCCAAGATTGATGTCAGCAAACTCAAAGCACAAGGCGACGATTTTGCCAACAGTTTGCCCGCAACCAAAGCCAAGGATTGGCGACAAAAAGGTAAAGAAAAAGACAGCAAAGGTAGACCGGGTGCATTATTTTATAATGCTGGCAGATTTGCTGTGCAAAATCTAGGTGCAGATGTAAGCACGGAGTCGTTGCCGTGATAAATTTAGGTTAAATACGAGTATGGCAAACAACAGATATCGTGGATTTAGCACAATAAATCAAACAAAAAAGTTTCGGCTAACTGATGCAGAACTGGTCAAACGCGACCTTATAAATCACTTCAGCATACGCAAAGGCCAAAAATTAATGAACCCAGATTTTGGAAGCATAATCTGGAACATGATATACGAACCGTTAACTGCTGATGTCAAGTCCACTATAGTTGAAGATGTCAGAAGAATCGTCAGCTATGACCCAAGATTGCGTGTTGATAACGTTATATTAGACGAATTTGAACACGGAATACAGGTACAAGTGGAGTTAATTTTTCTACCAGGCAACTATTCAGAATTGCTACAATTGGAATTTAATTCAAATACCAATACACTGTCAGCATCATAATATTACCACTTTTTCTTTGCCATAAATACTGAATATAGGTATAGACTATGGCAATTACTACCAGACAAACAAGTTTATTAGCCCGGCAAGACTGGACTAAAATATATCAAACTTTCAGAGAAGCCGATTTCCAAAGCTTTGATTTTGAAACTATACGCAAGAGTATGATCGAATACTTGCGTACATATTACCCTGAAGACTTCAATGACTTTACCGAAAGTTCAGAGTATATTGCGCTAATAGATTTGATTGCTTTTTTAGGACAAAGTCTAGCGTTTAGAACAGATCTTAACGCAAGAGAAAATTTCTTAGACACTGCTGAACGCAGAGACAGTATTTTAAAGCTGGCAAAACTGGTTAGTTATAATCCAAAAAGAAGCTTGCCTGCTGCCGGATACCTCAAGTTTCAAAATGTCAGCACAACAGAAATTGTATATGACAGCACAGGTACCAATTTGAGCAATCAGCTGGTAAGCTGGAACGACAGCACAAACGAAAACTGGTTAGAGCAATTTACTGCTGTATTAAATGCAGCATTGATCAGCACACAAGCCATTGGCAAGCCTGGTGCTACCAAGACTCTTAGCGGAGTGAAAACAGACGAATACGCAATTGATCTGTTAAACGGCCTAATACCAGTGCAACCGTATACTGCCAGTATTGCAGGTGTCACATATCCTTTTGAAATAGTGAGCCCTACATCAGCTGATCAATCTTATGTGTACGAAAAAGATCCGGCTCCTAGTGGCGCATTTAATTTTCTTTATAGAAATGACAATCAAGGGAATGGATCAAACAATACCGGATACTTTTTTTACTTCAAACAAGGTGAATTGGCGAACCTTGACTTTACGATCACAGAAAGTTTACCAAATCGCATAGTAAATGTAAATTTTGACAATATTAACAACACTGATATTTGGTTATATTCATTGAACTCAGCAGGCAACCCAACTACACTGTGGACACAGGTGCCAGCGGTAAACGGAATTAACGTAATTTATAACAACACAGCCGACAGAAATTTATACAGCGTCAGTTCTAGAGCAAATGATCAAATTGATCTAGTGTTCGGCGATGGGTCGTTTACCAACATTCCAACAGGTAATTTTAGATTATATTACAGAGTAAGTAATAATCAAACTTATAAAATAACTCCTGAAGAAATGAGTGCAGTGACCGTGTCAATTCCTTATCGTGGAAGAACTGGTCGTGCAGAAACATTAACTATTCGCGCAAGTTTACAATACACCGTGACCAACGCAGTAGCAAGAGAAACACTGGAAGATATCAGAACAAAAGCACCGCAACAGTACTATACACAGAATAGAATGGTCACTGGTGAGGACTATAACGTTTTACCTTTTACTACTTTTAGTAATATACTAAAAATCAAAGCAGTCAATAGATCCAGCTCTGGAGTCAGTAGATTTTTAGATGTGGTAGATGCCACTGGAAAATATTCTAGTACAAATATCTTTGCCGAAGATGGAATTATTTACAGCGAAGATTCATCAGAGATAGAAACGTTCCAATTTACCAGTAGTAGTGAAGTCAATTATGTTGTGCAAAATTTAGTTTTGCCATTAATTGCTAAAATTCCTACTAGACATTTGTATTATAAAACAGCAACACGATTTACTCCAACAGGAACATGGTCTCGCACGTCATTCAGCGGTGGCCGTAGCACCGGTACATTTAATGCATCAAGTTATATCTATCTGACACAGGGAGCTCTGGTCCAGTTTGCTGCGCCAGCCGGTCAATACTTTGACGCACAGAATCAATTGCAAACAGGAACACCTGAAACAGAATATCAGCGAACCACATTGTGGGCCAGTATAATTTCATATCCTACTCCGGGTGTAGGTAATGCAGTTTTGAGCGTTAACGTTCCTACTGGTGCAGAAATAAGTCAGGTTATTCCGGTGTTTGCCAATTCTTGGTCATCTGGATTGACTACACAGGTTATAAACAATATTTTAAGTTATAAAACATTTGGTGTTCGTTATGACATAGTTAACAAACTATGGACCATTGTTGATGCAGCAAATTTAGGATCAGGTACATTCAGTTTGACCAATGCTGGTAATACATCGGGCACTGGTCTAGACAACAGCTGGTTTTTAAAATTTGTTTTTGCCAATCAAGAGTACACCGTCACCAGCCGAGGTGTAAATTATTATTTCCAAAGCACAAAAGAAACTAGATTCTATTACGACCCTGATGTAAAAGTGTACGATAGTAAAACAGCAACTACTAGACTAGATGCTATCAAGATTTTACGCACAAACACTCAGCCTGACAATGCAAACAGTATATTTTATAGTCAAACTTATAGAATCTGGAATAGAGTAGTCGAGTCTGACGGATTTGAGGACAATAGAAAAGTTTTTGTCACTTTCCCAGATGACAACCTTGATGAAGTGCCTGACGATCCTGATCTGTTTAGCAATCTAGTGGCACCTACTACTAATCCAGAAAATAAATTTGTGTATTTTGTAAGAGCTGTTGATCAGTTTAACTTTGTAAAGTACGATCCAGTGGATCAGACCAGCGTGGTATCTTCGTACCCAACAGAAACAGAGATAATTAATAACATTACTCTGTATCCATCGGCAACAATTTTTTACGCTTATACCGAGGACAAATTTTTTAGTTCAAACGGGTCAGTGTTAACTTTGCTTACTGATTACGTTGCCAAGGTTGGTAGACAAGATCTTATGTTCCAATATACACATAACGCTCCTAACAGCAGAAGAATAGATCCAAGTCCAAACAACCTAATAGATTTTTATATCTTAACAAGAAGCTACAGCGATCAATATTACGCTTTCATAACAGACCCAACTAATCGAGTACAAGAACCGGTCGCTCCAACCAGTGACGAATTAAGAACTGAGTTTGGGTCAATTGAAAACTTTAAAACAATTAGCGACAGTATAATTTACAATCCTGCTAAATTTAAACCATTGTTTGGTAATAAAGCCGAGAATACTTTGAGAGCAACATTTAAAGTTGTTAAAAACCCAAACGTCAATATCAGTGACAATGATGTAAAGAGCCAAGTGATTGCAGCAATCAACACTTATTTTGATATAGCAAACTGGGAATTTGGCGAAACATTTTACTTCAGTGAACTCAGTGCATATTTGCATTCAGCACTGAGCCCTAATGTCAGCAGCGTGGTTATTGTTCCAGCCGCAGAATTAGCCAGTTTTGGTAGCCTGTATCAGATCAATGCCGAAGCAAATGAAATTTTAGTCAGTGCTGCCACCGTTGACAACGTACAAATTATCAGTGCAATTACAGCAGGACAACTCAATATAGCATAATAGGAAAAGTAATGGCCGTTATTAAGACACATCAATTTCTTCCGGAAATTTTTCAGACTGAAACAAATAAAAAGTTTCTAAACGCAACACTAGATCAATTGGTTAGCGAACCTGCGTTAAAAAAAATCAATGGATATATTGGAAGAAAACTAGCTCCATCTTATAAAACAAGCGACAGTTATATTGAAGAAGCTTCTTCGGATAGACAAAATTATCAACTTGAACCTTCGTTGGTATTAAAGAATGATGTCACAAACGAAATTGAATTTGCTACCACTTACACTGACATTGTTAATAAAATCAGATATTACGGTGGCTTGACAAACAATCACAGTCGTTTATTTGATAACGAATATTACACCTATAATCCTAGAATAGATTTAGACAAGTTTGTTAACTTTAGCCAGTACTACTGGTTAGACAATGGCCCAGATCCAGTAGTGATATCGGCAGTTGGTGTGCCCTTAGAAGCCACATTTGATGTCACGTTTAATGCCACAACAGGCACATATGAATTCACTGGATATGGTAGAACTCCTAATCCTACCATTACGTTATCTAGAGGCGGGGTTTATGATTTCAACATCAATGAACCCGGGAACGAATTTTACGTGCAGTCAAAACCAGCTGTAAACGGTATTGATCCGGAAATGCCTAATTTGGACACAAGACAGGTGCTAGGTGTTTCTAATAACGGGCAATCAGTAGGAACAGTTAGATTTACAGTTCCAGCAAGCAATGCACAGGATCGTTGGACATCAATGCCAGTCGTGGATGATGTTGATTATGCAACCAATTTGTCGTTTGCACAGGTGCTTGGTGCTAACCCACAAGAGCTCAATGAAGATCTAGGCGGCATTGATGGCACCATACGCTACATTGAAAATGCTTCTGTGGTGTTTGTAAATCCGCAGTATATTGACGATACATATTGGGTTGATACGTCTCGCGTCGAAGACGGCGTTGCATACTTTGATCAAAACAATTTAATTCCATTTGAACAAAGAACCAGCATCTTTACTATAAAAATAGAACGAGACGAAAATGATGTAGAACGAATCATTCTGTTTCCAAAATCTAGTGTTCCTAACGAAAGAAAAGTAAGGATCAAAGCAGGTACAGAGTATGCTGGTAGAGAATTTTATGCTAGATTGAACTTGCTGAATGTAGTGCCTTACATAACCGCACCATTAGACACATTGTTCTATCAAAGCGGCGAAGAAAATAATGCTATCGGAACAATTAAATTAGTTGAACCAACGTCTAGTACAATTGATCCGGCAGCGGAGATAGTGGGACAAGTAAATTACACAAGTCCAAACGGCGTTAGTTTTACTAACGGGCTCAAGGTTAGATTTGACGCAAGTTCTCCGGCTGAATGGAGAAACAAAAACTATTATGTTGAAGGTGTGGGTACCTCAATAGTATTGGTTGCAGAGTCTGAGTTGGTATCTATAGAATCTATCAATACCAGTTATATTGTTGAAGCTGGTAAAGATTACGTTGTGGGCGACCGTCTTACATTTGACGGTGGGGTCAGAACAGCAGATGCAACCGCGGTAGTGACTGCTATTGTAGAGAACACAGCAAAAGTCAGCGCAACAATTAACAGCATTACCGGCGCACTTACCTCAATTGATATTATTGATGGTGGCTCTGGGTACACCAGTGCTCCAATAGTAAGCATTGCGTCGGCACCAGCATCAGGTACAAATGCATTTGCACATGCTGTAATTACAAATGGCGTAGTCACAAATGTCATTATTGATTCAGCTGGCACAGGGTATTTGTCGGCACCTGTTATAACCATTGCTCCTCCAACCTCAGGTCCAATTAAAACTTTTAAAATCAAAGATAGAGGAAATTATTCTGTCTTACCTACCAACCCTGTAAGTCTCAAGGGCGGGTCTGGTACAGGTGCTTTAATAAATGCTTACCTACAACCTGCGGTTCAAGATTACATGACCGTCAAGCGATCAAGTATAGACAGAAACCCATGGTCCAGAGCCAATCGTTGGTTCCACATGGATGTGATACAAAAAACTGCAGATTATAATAAAATTGACGCTATCTTTAATCAAAACTTAAGAGCCAGCAGACCAATTATTGAATTTGATGCTGATTTACAATTGTATAATTTTGGCGCAGAAGCCAAACAACCAGTAGACATACTGGATACTTCAATATCTAACGCATTTACACAAGTGCAAGGGGTTGTGTGTGTTGATACTAAAACACTCACCATTGGCGACTTGACTCTTACTACCGGTGATAGGGTAATTTTCTCAAATGACATCAATAACGATGTTAGAAACAAGATTTACAAGTTTTCTATTGAGCTTACATCAGAAGCTCCGGATCCGCTTCTTTACAAAGCTTACATTGTGGAAACAGACGATACCACAATAGTTGCAGGAAACACTGTTCTTATCCTGTCCGGCGACAACGGCGGAAAACACTGGCACTATAACGGGACGTCATGGAAAGCGTCGCAAGAAAAAACATACAACAATCAAGAGCCTTTGTTTGACGTGATCAACGACGACGGTGTCAGTTTCACTAACAGTTCGGTATATCCAGGCACCACTTTCCAAGGAACAAAAATATTTTCCTACAAAAAAGGAACTGGAAACAATGATAGTGTAATTGGATTTCCGTTAAGCTATAAGAATTTTGTTAGCCAAGGTGACATACAATTTACAAACGATTACGACACACAGTCGTTTGATTATTTTATAGGTTGCGGCGGCATCGAAACAGTCACAGTTAATTCTGGATACCTGCAAA